TACGCTCGCAGGATTTATTGTTGATCCGCCATATTTTACTCTTTCGAGAATTCCCGGATGGTTTTTCAGCGCTGTATACACATTTGCTCCAAGACCGATACGGTTTGGTCTGCGTCCGGTCAGCTCCTGCATTTCCGTTGCCTTTTCATCGAAAAACTTAACCGGATCCGAGTTGTCATTTGAGAACTTAATAAACTGTTTTCCAGATAAACTCGTCGAATCAACTCCGGTGTATTCATTGGTCCAAACGCCAGCCTTGAAGAAGCTGCCTGCAAACTGTACATCCTGATGAATGTTTGCCTGCTCAGCGATCGTCTTAGTTCTCTGCACTCTCGGATCTCTCGTTGCCGGCCCCTGGCGTCGCTGAAGATCTGTCTGTCGAATCTGATCGATGCCCATAATCATCTGATCCACCTTGCAGTTGTATGTCTCTGTGTGTTCAGATACAACCGCCGGATCAACCTTTCCATATGCCGGCTTCCTCTGCCAGCTATCGCGAAGAAGATCATCTTTGTCGAAAATGTAGTAATTATCAGATGATAAGTCTACCGGGCAAACCGGAAACAGTGATTTTGCGAAATAATTCGCGGAATTCTGATAGTATGACAGTGCCATATTAGTCAGTGCTGTATGCGGTTTGAATGCTCCCTTTGCAATTTCTGCCGCAATTCCTTTTGTTGTATTTCTCATGTATTATTCCTCCTCTTTCTAATTATCTTTATTCGCCTGCAGGTGCCTTCTGGTATTTGGCAATCTGGATCCGGCAGTATTCATTTGCCTTTACACTCGACAGTGCAATACCCAGAACGTAATTCCCGGCAACCGCTACGGCGGCAAGTCCATTGGCGCCGGCAGCTACTTCCTGTCCTTTGGTGATTGCTGCCCCGGCAAGCACATATCCGATATCCTTTACCAGGATGTCTACGTCATCTCCAACATTCACCTTTCCGGACTCTGCGCCTGATATATCGTTGCAACCTGCCTCGATAATGGCAACTCCGATCGGAATATCTGTACCTGCCGCAGCAAGAACAACATCCCCGTTGCTGTCATACTTCATAATCTTGTTTCGGCAGTCAGTGATTGCCGCTCCAGCCTTTTCGACAATTGTTGAAGAATTATTGATCTGCGTTCCGTTGAAATTCTTTGCCATAAGTATTTCCTCCTTCCTTAAAATCCCGCCTCTTCATCGTAAGAAGCCAGTAACTCAGGGTTGCTTTCCCATGCTTTTGCCACAGCGTCCGCATGACTCATGCTGGGATCTTTTTCCATATATCCCTTCGCAATGGACTCTACCTGTGCCTCAGTTTTTCCTTTTGCAACAGATGCATGGCTTCCATGCCCTGATTTTCCAATTTCTGCGAAAATTCCGGAGCCGTCTGCCATAGCAACCATAGAGTCCAGTGTAGAGATCATGTCGTCATATGCCGTTCCTCCGGCAGCTTTCAAACTCTTCAGCACAGGCGCCAGTTCTTCCGCTTTCTTTCCGATGATCTCATATTTCTTTGCTACTTCCATGAATTCTCTGTTTTCCGCATTTTCACGATATTTTCTGAGAGCCTCAATCTCCGCCTTGACTGCCGGGTGCAGGCCCTTGTAGATATCCTCCTCAGGTTCGTGGGATGTGGAAACAGATTTTTTCGTTGTCTGTTTTCCGCAGCCCTTGTCAAGATCCTCCTCTTCTTCGTCTTCTTTGTTTTCTCCTGGCTTCACTGCAGACTTCGCCACAGGTTCTTCCTCTTCCTCGATACCATACTTCTTCAAGATATCTTCGTAAGCAGCTCTGTCCTCCGGGGACATTTTTGATTTGTCGATTTTTGCCATCTCTTCAATTTCTCCTTTCTCGGTGTTCATTGCTTTTTCAATGTTTTCGTCCAGATGATCTCTGAACTTCTTTAAGGACTCAATATCATTGATACCTACGCCCTTTTTGATTCCACTGACCTTTCCAGAGGCCCAGCTGCTGATTGCGTCGGATATGATTTCTCCAAATTCCGATACGCTTTCTTCCATCATGGACTGTGCTGTAGCGCCATCCAAATCATCATCGTACAGGATTGATTGTAGGGAAGACTGCAACGCATAGCATATACTCCACATTTCGTCAGCCACTTTCTGCCGCTTTACCTCTGTCATCTTCTCTCCAAACGTCTGAGAATTGCCCTTTTTCACGGTATCATCAGCATTCTTTGCTATTTCTTCCATCTCTTCATCGTTTAATCCTGCCATTTTCGCAATAGCGGCTATGAACCGTTTCAATGCGGGTTCTTTCTGTGATGGCGCCGCTTCTCCTCCGTCGTTCTTTCTTTTGAACAACTTAATATCTGCCTGCTGGTTTGCTCCTTCGTCAACGAAATCGACTTTTTTGACATTCAAATTTCTTAATTTTGTTGCCAATGCCCTTACCTCCTTCCATAGTTTTTTATAAAACAAAAAGCGGGGTTAACCGCCTTCTGAATTACCGTTATCTGAATCTCTTCCCGCTATGATAACGCATGTGAGAAGGACTCCACAAAATCCGCCAATCATAAAGATTGCGAAATCAATCAGCATTTCCATCCTCTTCCACCTCTACTCTTTCGGCCTCTCCTTCAATGGAGAACATAGAATATGTTCCGTCCTTAACCTTCTCCCACACATCATCGTCTGTGACCAGGAATCCGATCCACCATCCAACGGGAAGCGTTCCTTCCGGAATGCCCATCGCTATCATCTTTTCCTCCGTAAAAACTACGCTTTCAACCAATGTCGCGCAGTCGCCACGTTCATGCATCTCTCCGCCCTCTCTATACAAACGGACGAAATTATAGGCGGCTTTTTCAAGTTCTTCCGGATCTATCATGTCTTCCTGCCAATCAATAAGCTGCTCGCCATTTTCATCAACAGAAATACTCGCCCACCCGAAAGCTAAACGCTTATCATCTTCTGATTTCTGTATCTTGAACCGACCTTTCAACACGGACATACCATTTTCATCCGACTTATCCACATTTATAGCTCTTGCTTCCGAGCTTTTGTGGATTCCCAAAATATCATATAGGCTTTTCATCGCTGATCCTCCTTAACCTCTACATACTTAACGACACATCTGCATCTCGGATGCGCCGGCGGGATAAGAACTCTTCCGCATTTTCCTACGTCAAAGTATTCATCCATTTCTTTGCTGACGCCTTCCACGGCTTCACAGTGTTTGCACACATTTTCCTGTCTGGCTGTCACCCATACTTTTTTTACATGCCCTATATAGCCTTTTTCCTGAGCCTGTTTAATTCCCTGATGGGCGCCGGCATTATATGCCTCTGCAAGTTCTGTCTGCGCAATTGTTTCAGCGCGATATCGATGTTGCTTTTCGGCATACTTCAAAGCCTTATCTCTTGCTCTCCTGATGATATTCTCCTCCTTCATCCGAGGATGTTCTTTTCGCATCTGTTCTTTGATGTGGTTATAATACTTCAAATTTGCCTGAGCCTGCCTTTCAGTGAGGCCAATGCACGGCCGTATGACTCTTGCAAGCTCATTAGGCGTCAGTTCTTCTCTTACCGCTTTCATGGTAAGGCGTTGGATAGCCTTTTTCTGCTCTTCCACGGCATTTGTTACAAATTCACTTCCGCGATCCTTAATCCAGTTTCTTATTCCTGCGTCTGTAGCATCGAATTCAAATCCTTGCTCTTTTGCTTCATCCAGAATTGCCGTGCTGAGCTGTCCGGCTACTATAGCCTCAATCCACATGGGCTCAAGGGTATCAACAACAAACGAAGAATAGTCTTTCGACCAATTTTCAAGATCTTCTTTGGAAATCTCATCGTCCTCTATCAGTTGTCGTATTTCCCTATATGTGATTGCCGCTGCCTGGTCTGCCCAAAATCTTGTGAGAATAGA